AAACCGCAAGCACTCCGACAAGCAAAGGCACGTCGCCAAGCACTCAAGAAGCGTTTCTCTCAAAGGGACGCTTCTTTTTTATAAATACTTAAAAAGTTTTTATAACAATGGCAAGAGAAGAAAAGGATAAAACAGAAGTTGGAATTACTGGTAAAAAAATTCCTAAACCAGGAAGTGCAAAAAAACAGTATGAACTTGAAAAGAAGAGAAGAATGGGAAAGCATCTTGGTAAGAATGTTGGTGGAGAAAAGTATAGTTCTGATGTAAATCCTTACTTTAATCCTCGTTCAGTTCGTGAAGAAGTTCTTGTAGATTATCTTCTTGATGAAGGTTTTGCTTCTGATGAGAAGTCTGCACAAGCAATCGTTGGCGCAATGAGTGAAGAGTGGAAGCAGAGTATTGTTGAAGCTAGTGAAGAAGATAAAGCGAGATTACTAAATTATGAGGTAAGGTATTATCAAAAACACGGAGGAATGCCCGCTGACCCAGAAAAAAGAAAGCAACTACGGGATGCTGCTCGTAACCTTCCACCTGCTTGAGACCATTTTCTAAACTGGCACACAAGAGGGTCTCACCACCCTCTTTTTTTGTATGATACGGTCATCTGAAAAACACCAATGCCTGTCAATCACGAAATCAAGTCCCAACTTGCTAAACTTCTTGCCACCGAAGACCTTGTGGTTGAGCACAAGAAGGTAGAGACCGCTCAGTTCAATGTTCATACCCGTGTTCTGACTCTGCCAATGTGGGAGAAGGCAAGCAACACTGTATATGACCTTCTGGTGGGCCATGAAGTTGGTCATGCTCTTTATACACCTGATGAGGACTGGACTAAGCAAGTCAAAGTCCCTCCTCAGTTTGTAAACATTGTAGAAGACGCTCGCATCGAAAAACTGATGAAGCGTCGTTATGCTGGTCTTGCCAAGACTTTCTTCAATGGATACAAAGAACTTGCTGAACAGGACTTCTTCCAAATTGAAGATGAGGAAGTTGATGAAATGAATCTTGCCGACCGTGCCAACCTTTTCTTTAAAATTGGTAACTTTTCCGATATCTTGATTGAATCTGGTGAAGAAACTGAGATCATTAATCTGATTGCCGACTCTGAATCTTTTGATGATGTTCTGATTGCTTCTGAGGCACTTTATAAGTATTGTAAGCAACGGAAACAAGAAGAAACCAAAATTAATCTAGATTCTCACGAGGGTCAGCAATCTGGCGGTAATTCTCCTGCTTCTGATTTTTCAGATCAACCAGAAGGTGAAAATGATCAACCTGAAATGGAAGGTAGTAATGGCAGTAGTTCTGATGAAATTGGCGAACAAAAATCTCAAGAACAAAAACAGGAAGTTAAAAGTGAACAAGGTGGTGAAACTTCCGAACCAGAAGTTAAGACGGTTGATAAACTGGAAGAGGCACTCAAAGATCTTGTAAATCAAGATTGTCGGGAAAATGTCTATGTAGAGATTCCCAAATTGAATGTAAATCAAATTATCGTAAATAATGCTGAGATTCATAATCGCTGTAAAGAATCTTGGGAATCCTATCTGAATAATAGTGGATATGAATCTAGTGAAATTTTTGACGAAGCAGATAAAGAGTTCCGTGAATTTAAACGTTCAATACAGAAGGAAGTGAATTATCTGGTAAAAGAGTTTGAGTGTCGTAAGGCAGCAGATAGTTATGCTCGTGCTACAACTGCTCGTACAGGTGTTTTGGACTGCTCTAAACTTCATACCTACAAATACAATGAAGACCTATTCCGTAAGGTTACTACACTTGCGAACGGTAAGAATCACGGTCTGGTGTTTATTCTAGATTGGTCTGGTTCAATGAGTCGTGTTATGTTGGATACTGTGAAACAACTGTTTAATCTAATTTGGTTCTGCAAGAAAGTCAATATTCCTTTTGAAGTCTATGCTTTTACAACTGATTATCCAATTATTAAGTATGATGAGAACAATAAACCCATTATGCCTGAACCATTGTATCAAAAGAAAGATGGACTGATTCATGTTTCTGAATACTTTTCTCTGATGAATATGCTTACCAGTAAAACAAATGGTAAGGTACTGGAAAATCAGATGATGAATATCTATCGTATTGCCCGTAGTTTTAGTGATAATCACTATTGTCGTTATGCTGTTCCAGTTGGTTTAAGTCTTTCAGGAACTCCTTTGAATGAGACTTTGATTGCTCTTCATGAAATTCTTCCTAATTTTCAGAAAGATAATAAACTACAGAAAGTTCAGTGTGTAATTCTAACTGACGGAGAAGCACAATCTCTGAAGCATCATAAAGAATTTCATCGCTCTCATTTGGAGCAACCTTATATGGGATTGAATTCAATTGGAAGTAATGCATTTTTGCGTGATCGTAAGACTGGAAACACTTATTCTTTGAATGTGGAATGGTATGGATTTACTGATGTTCTTCTTCACAATCTTCGTGATAAGTTCCCTAGTGTTAATTTTATTGGTATGAGGATTTTGGAATCCCGTGATGCTGGGTCTTTTATTCGTCGTTATACTGGATGGGTTAATCCAGAATATGAGAAAATTATGAATACTTGGAAGAAAGAAAAAACATTCTCAATTAAAGATTCTGGATATCACACTTACTTTGGACTTTCTGCAACTGCCCTTTCTCAGGAAACTGATTTTGAGGTTGCCGAATGTGCCACTAAGTCCCAAATCAAATCTGCTTTTGTAAAAAGTTTGAAGAGTAAAAAGATGAATAAAAAAGTTCTGGGTGAGTTTGTGGAATTGGTTGCATGATTTCATAAATAAAATTAGGAAAAAATTTAAAAAGAATATGAACTCAGAACAAATAAAAGACATGCATCTTCTTTATAATGCAGTTTATAATGAAGAACTAAGAGAACAGTTTGATGAGTATAATAATACCATCTATGATGAGGATATTGTAGAAGTTGCTACCGAATACTTCTATTCTTATGGACTCAATGATGATGGTATTGATATTTTAATTGAAAAGGTTGGTCTTGAGTCCTTTGTTGAATATGTTTATGAGTTGTCTGAAGATCTTGTTATCCTCAATGAAGCAAGATCAGCAAGAAGAAGAAGAACTGGATCCGAATCTTATGATGAAGTAAAAGCAAAGATTGATGCAAAAGAAGCTGCTAAAAAGAAAGCAAAAGAAGCAGCTTCTGAGAAAAAAGAAGTAGAAAGAAAGGAACCAGAATCCCGTGGTCCTGAAAGTGAAGCAAAGTCTGAGCAACCAAAATCAAAAAAACCAATCAGAGATGCAATTGCTAGACAAATTCTTGCTGGCATGAAGCGTCATCGTGAAGCAACTCAAACTGCTGGTCGTCTTGCTAGTGAAACTGGAAAAACTTTAGGTAAAATTGCTTCTGTAACTCATGAAGCAGGTCGTCGTGCTGGTGAGCATGTTAAAAAGCATGGTTTAAAATCTCTTGCAAATGAAGAAACTGACCTCTTTGACACCATTTTAGAATACCTAGTTGCCGAAGGTTATGCCGACACTAATGAAGCGGCACTTGTGATTATGACAAATATGAGTGAGGAGTGGAGACAGAGTATTGTTGAAACATTTTGGTATGGTAGATCTGGTTTTAATCCTCCAGTTGTACAGCAAAGACGTTTAGGACCTGAAGTTGGAGCTTCTGGTGGATTGTCTGTTTTGGCTAAAAAAAATGGTGTTGAAGGTATGCAGCAACTTATGCCTCCTGGTCAGGGAAAAGATAAATGGCACCCTGGTAAATGGACACCAGAAGGAAGAAAAAGATATGAGGATCAAAAAAATAAATCACCAAACCTCATTGGTAGGATAGTTAATACTGTCTATAAGGATAAATAATACCACTTCCCAAACCGTCACAAGGGGCACTTACCTGCCCCTTTTTTGTGTGTATAATATGAGAGTTCAAATGAAACACACCTAACTACATCATGCCTCGTAAAATTTCTGTGACTGATGAACAACTGATCTCTGATCTCCAATCTCTGTTCGGTTCTGAACTGAGTGCTGGTGATATTCGTGGTTACTGCGCTTCTCGCAACATGAATTATCAGACTGTAACTCGTCGTTTGGAACCTTTCAAAACTGATCGTGGTCGTTGGAATCTGGAAGTAACCCCTACTGTTGTTGGTAAAATGGAGCAAGCATACCAATCTCCTGCTGCTCTTCCTGCTGTGGAACAAAATCTTGTCCCCGATAAAGATGATAGTTTTGTCAAGTTTGGTAACTTTAACGACCTTAAAAAAATTATTCAATCGCGTCTTTTTTATCCTACGTTCATTACGGGTCTTTCGGGTAATGGCAAAACCTTTAGTGTGGAGCAAGCATGTGCCCAACTGAAGCGTGAGATGATTCGTGTCAACGTTACTATTGAGACTGATGAGGATGACCTGATTGGTGGATTCCGTCTTGTGGATGGAGAAACTGTTTGGCACAATGGTCCTGTTGTGGAAGCACTTGAGCGTGGTGCTATTCTTCTTCTGGATGAAATTGACCTTGCTTCTAATAAAATTCTGTGTCTCCAATCTATTCTTGAAGGTAAAGGAGTTTTTCTGAAAAAGATTGGTCGCTTCGTCAAACCCGCTCCTGGATTCAACGTATTTGCCACTGCAAACACCAAGGGTAAGGGTTCTGATGATGGTAGGTTCATCGGCACTAACGTTCTCAATGAGGCGTTCCTGGAGCGGTTTCCTGTGACCTTTGAGCAGTCTTATCCTGCTCCTTCTACCGAACAGCGTATTCTGGAAGGAATCTCTCTAGACCTGGGAGTGGAAGACCGCGACTTCTGCAAGCGACTTGTTGATTGGGCAGATACTATTCGCAAAACCTTCTATGATGGCGGTATTGAAGAAATTATCAGCACCCGTCGTCTGGTTCATATCATTCGTGCCTACAGCATTTTTCAAGATAAGGCAAAGGCAATTCAAGTTTGCATCAATCGTTTTGATGATGAAACTAAGCAATCTTTCCTTGAACTTTATGATAAGTTTGATGCTGACTTTGTGATGCCAACCGAAAACTCCGAACTTGAATTGACTGTAGAATACGTTCCTAATCAAGGTGCAAAAGGTTCTAACTACAACCCCAACCAAGGAGCGGGTGCCAATGGACCTGGATATCCTTGATTTTTTAATCAAGACCTGATATAATTGGGGAAGGTAAATTATGACTTCCCCTTATTATGTTTGGACCTGAGGACGAAAAAAACCTAGTCGAATACAAAATTACTATGAATGAGCATACAAAAAATCATCTTTGGAAATATAATGAAGATAAAATCCTGAAAGATATTCAGGATTATGTAACCAGCACCTATCACGGTCATTATTGTGGCGATGAGGCTGGTTATGATGACATTCAAACA